TCTCTGATATCAGCAGCATCTTCAGGAGATATATAGAGGTCAGTAAGCCTTCTACCGTTCCTGTGCATACCTGTTATCATTTTATTTATCAGATATTTAGAGAGATAACCAGCACCTGTAGCAGTTGAGTTCATCTCATATATAGCAGCAGGACGAGGACCTACTAAGCCTCTACCAGGCCATGCTGTAGTAGCAGCAGGAACTATTACTCTCCAACCACTATCTTCCTCGAACTGTATGATCTCTTTAGTTACCTTGTTGATGGCTTTCTGCAGAATGTTAATCCTACCTACTTGAGCATATTTTATTGCCCAGTCAGCTGAGGACATATACTCAAAAGTAGGAACGACCACGCTCTCACCAAAACCTTCTATGAAGTTCTGGGCCATGTAGCCGAGGGTAGGTAACATCCATACAGGAGTCTCGTACAGGTCATCTGCTATAGGATATTCAGCCTGAGCTCCTATTTCAAGAACTTCCACTGAGAACAACTGACGCATAATAGACTCAAGCTCTATTTTCTGCAGAATAGGAACTGTTATAGCAGCAGCCAGATCCTTAAATTTCTCAGAAAATCCATGATCGTTTATATTAGCAGACTCTTTAAATAGTCTTACTAAGTCTTCTTTCTTCATAATTTTATTTCCTCCAATACTTAATTTTAAGTCAGTATTATTTGGTATATTAACTATATAACAAGTTTAACTTTTATAGAAAAAGCAGCCTGACCAGTAACATTCTTCATAACCTTCTCTTTAGAAAGTCCTGTTATAGCTACAGCTACATTAGCTCCGCCGTTAAGTGAACTGGACTGATTAGAAATTCTACCAGTAGCACCGGTCTTACCATCAACGTACATACTATCCATAGGTTTTATATCAACATATGAACTTGCATCAGTAGCGTTTCCAGAAGCATAGCTTGTGAAGTATGTAGTCTCCCAAATACCTAGGTTAGCTATAGAAACTGCAACTGCTTTAGTCCCATGAGGCTCATAAACACCTGTAGTAGGATTGGTCCAATAAGAAGGCATAGCAACAGCCCATGAGCCTGCCATATCTCTCTGGAACACGTATCCAGCTGGATGTACCTGATGGTAATCAGTCTGAACTGCCATCTCAATGAGTCCAACAGCAGGAGTGCCGTTAGTAACTCCAGAGGCAGTAGGGGTTAACGCACGAACTGTAAGTTCAGTATCACAACCATTGACACTGTCAGCGGTAGTTGATAAGTGATACACTACAGCACCAGCTTCAATAAGAGCGGAGCCTACTCCACCCAAATTATCCTGCTGTGCAGCATACTTACAAAATATATTTTCAACAACTGGGTCTCTCGGTATAAACATTATTTATTACCTCCAAATTTTCATATTACTTAGATACAGAACCTATGCCAAAAGCTTCACAAAAAGCAGCACCTAGTTCTTCTGTGTTAGCACTTCCTTCTCCAGTCTCAGTTTCAACATTAAGACCAGCCTGATCGGTTGAAGCAGAAGAGCCTAATTTAGAAGCTACAGCCTTTTTGATATCGACTAGCTCAGCCTTATATGCAGCAAAAGCTTCGTCATCCATCTCTTTTATCTTAGCTACTTGCACTTCTCTGCCCTCACCTTCGCGAGCAACACCTTCAGAAGATAACTCATCCATACGAGAGGCAACCAGTTGCTCCGTTTTAATCTCATTAAGTTCTGTAGATACTTTATCAAACTCTTCTTTAGTAGCAGCCAACTCTACTTCTTTTTCCTCTATAGACTTATCTACAGCCTTTTTAGCCTCTTCCAACTCAGCATAAGAAGCTTTAAGTGCATCAAGCTCCTCTGTAATAGATGCTAATTTATCACTAAGCTCCGACACTTCTTTATTTTCCTCTTTGTAAGACGCGAGTGCTTCCTCTGCTTTTTCGAGTTTCTCCTCTAAAGAAGCAATCTCATCTTCTTTTGCTGTGATTATATCAGTAGCCTTATCCAGCTTACCCTTAGCTTCCTCAAGAGCAGCAGTAACAGCTTCCTTTTTATCAGCATCCTCTTTCTTTGAGAACATGGTTTCTACCATTTTCTCTATTTCAGCCATAATTTTAGGATCCATATTTTATTTCCTCCATAAATCTATTTTTAATTTACTTTAACTATTCAAAAAGCATAACAAAAAATATTATACTAACCTAATAGAATATACAGTTAGTTTAATACTTAAATCTACTTCTTACCTAAATGTTTTTTAACCAGCTTTTGAACTTTAGCACAGGCTTTTTTTCTCAATGACTCTGTGGTTATGGAATCAGTAACAGCTTTTATTTGACTACATCTTGCTGCTGCATTCCTAAGATGTGCTGGATCTACTTTACCGTTCGAATCTTTATACGGTAAGTGCCTAGCATTCTTATTATCTGTCTTACCTTGAGAATAAGCTGGCTCTATTATTACAAAAGCTGAATCAGGTAACTTATTTATATAAGCCCTAGTCCATTTAGCACCAACTTCCTTATCAAACCTGCTTAATGTAGAACGCAAACTATCAAAAGCAACACTATAACGACATTTCATTTCATTATCCTCTATTAACTCTGAGATGTAAGTTTCCACATAAGATAAATCAATTAAGTCATTGCCAGGTTCAATACCATCTTCCTTACTTATAGAAGCAGTAAGCTTAATAACTATTTTATCATTACCAGCTCCTAAATCGTTAGACTCAGAAAGTTCTATATAAACATTGTCATCCTTCTTTGAGGCAGTCTCAAATATTATAGACGTTGGATTAGCTGGCTTCTTAACAAAGCCACCACCACAAAAATGAAGTCCCTTCATGTGTCTATAAACAACGTCGTTAGCTAGCTCATCACCATCTTTTGAAACAACTACTTTCTGACCAACATACTCCTCTATCTTTTCAAGATCAGGATGGTCTCTATCCAGCCTAAGCTCCTCACCCACTGTTATGTAGTAGTCTGAGTAATATGTCTCCATAGACACATACCAATCACCGTCCTCTATCTCTGATGCAAGATCACCAAATCTGTCCCTATATACAATCCCGGCTATAACTACATCCACACTTCCATCAAAAGATTTAGCTTCATCTTTAGTCAGCATATTACCATCACTATCTGCGAATGACGCAGCATATATATGACCAACTATGCCTTTTTCCTCATGTTCTATATCCATAGCTTTATTTACTATTGATCCTAATGTAGGTAATAGTTCTTCCCTATGAAATACAGCACCGTTTCTATTAGCGCCCTCACTTAAATAAACAGCCTTGAAATAGAGTAGATCCGGTTGAGAATCAAGAGCAACATCCATATTACTCCCTACCTCCTTCTGAAGATCCTTATCTACTTTACTATCCATAGATGATAATTTAGCAAAGGTTTTAAATCTATATTTGAAATTCATAATATAAGACTCCTATGTTTTTGTTATTCTACTTAATAAGTTCTGTAGCTTTATTTTCTCTTCTTCAGATAATGAACTTACCTGTTTAAAGATCTCGAAATCAACACCAGCAGACGTCTGTTCAGAGTCGCCCGTTCTCGAATCGTTATCATTTACCGTGTCACCTGACGGTCTGCCATCAGAAGGTGTTCCAGTAGGTGCTCCTTGAGTAGGTTGTATCCCTGTCTTTGCTTGCTGCCATGGACTACCAACTATACCAAATGCACCTTCATCCAGTACTATAGGAAGCTCTTCTCTTACATTGCTAAGCTCTGATGGGAAGTCGAACCCAAGTTTCTCTAGTGCAGTTCTATATGACAACATACGTCTATCAACAAGTTTTGAAATAACATTCATGTAGTCTATTTCGTTCTTTAATACTTTTTCGTCCCATCTAACTTTTGGGATAAGATCAAACTTTAAAGCTTCAGCTACGGAAACGTACTCATCATATATCCACTGTGATACTTGCTCCCTGGCATAATGAACTTCTTCTACTACAGCTTTAGTACACATATTAACCTCTGCAGTTGAAAGATCACCAAAACCACCATCAAGTAAAACCCTTGGGAATGTTAAACCTGTATATAAATCGTCATTAACTTGTTCATATTTCTTTTTACCCAAAATACTTTCTATCTCAGGTGATACTATTTTCTCTATTTGTAATGTATGGTTATAAACTACATCAAAAGCTTTACTAGTTGTATTAAATAACTCAGCTACTTTCTGAAGTTGTGCAGGAGATGTAACAGGGTACTTATCGTTACCTACAGTTATTTTTAATATGTAATTAGAAATACCATCTAATGTTGATAAATCTGCATCTCTCAATGATTGTTTATATACCAAAGAGTCAAAAACATTAGAACCTCTTGGATAGGGATACCTTTCATAAGGCATCTTATTATAGTCTATAGCCCCTACATACTCTGGATCAATAGTTATACTCTTTCCATCTTTTAATGCAGACTTAAATTTAGCAGGCAGGCTTTTTAATACTTCTTTATCTTCTGGGGATAATTCAGAGGGGCTCTTCTTAACAAGATCTTGAAGTTCTTTTGTAGGTTGCAGTACTAGGGACGTATTATCAAATAATAAACTACCCTCTATGCTTATAACCTCTGGGTTTAATACAGTATACTGAATAGGAATATGTGAGGCTGACCACTTCTTCTTTGCAGCGGCTAACTCCCTTTTTATAGCAGCTTTAGTTTTTTTAGTTGATTCAGGTGGTGTTATATATGAAATTCTAGGTTCATATTTACCTATTGTTTTATATGTTCTAACGAAACCAGATCTAAAGAACTCTTGGAATATCCAACGCAGTAATTGTTTAAACTTTATATCAAAACACCACTGATCAAAAAAGTATTTTATCTGAGAGTCACTACAGTCATTTTCAAAACCACGACAAGCTAAATTTGTCAATGTTCTTATAACAGGACCATATACCTCATTGGATATATAGTATTGTCGCGACTTCTTATAAACATCATGTATGTCAGCTTCATATACAAGTTTATCTTCTGACATTAAATCTAACTTTGATCTCTGCAGCCTTGACCTGTTTACTACCGAACCTACGGCTTTATTAAGCCCTTCAATATTGTCAATATCAACAGTGTTAGGATCCACAAATAGAGATACTGATCCGTTTTCTTCCTCTATACGTAAAACATTAACACCAAAATCACTTTCTATTTTGTTAGCTAACTCTTTATATTTATCCATATGTTTTTACCCCTGGTATAATTAAAGGCCTGTCCCTTTCCATATTATAATAACCATCTATAGACGATCCCCCATAGCTCTGTGTAAAACCGCTAAAATCTAGTACTGGATCTGAATCATCTGGCATAAAACTTTCTTTATATAATTCTTGTATTTTATGACACCCCATGATAAAACAGGAATAAAGGTCTTTTTTACCACGTGATGCTGATGATTCAAATTTTAAGTATCCAGCCCCTACAGGCGTAGTAACTATACCAACTATTTGTTTTTTCAATGTAACACAGTTATCGTATATGTCCTCTAATTTTGTATCACTTATCTGCGGAGGAGCAGGGAACCATACCCGCTTATGTTCTAACATAGATAATGCTGTATAATTAGCAGCAGTGTTTGACTTGGGTGATGGATTAAAAAGCTCAAGTATCAAGTCACCGTCCCTACCAAAATTATTTTTATCATCTATATTTAGTATAGGCCTATTATTACCTATACCTTCTTCTAGTAAATCCCGTATATTAGCCCCGCCACCTTGAGAATCCATAATTATTCTTGTAATATTAAAAGTATCCCTAAGCTTAAAAATAGATTGAGCTGTTCTTACAGAACTAACTTGATCATATGTTTTAGCATATACTATTCTTGCGTTACCTGACCCAGTAACTTCAAAAATTAGTATAGCAAAGCTGTCTTTCTCTCTAGCTGGGTCTATCGCCATCAGATATTCTTTATCCCTATCACCTGTCTTAATAACAGTATGAAAATTATCAACTGTATTAGCAGTGCATGCCTCCAATAAAGATGCTTTATAGAACCCATCAGTATCAGAAACCATTAAACCACAATACTCCATTTCAAATAGTGAGTTTGGTAATGTCTCTCTAGCCTCTTCTATATTTGTCTCATCTAAAAATCCATCAGGCATCAACCAGTAGGGCAACTGCATAACTGAGTACCTCTCATCACCAGATCTTATTCGTGACCAGTAATATCTCATCCTGCCCCACATATGGTTAGTCTTATAGTAACCAGAGGAAGACATAACTATCTTATTTGCAATTTCTTCATCATCGTCAGGTGTTATACCTAACGCTTTTAACCTTTTAGCTCTTGCAACTCTTTTAGCCCGCTCCATAGGATCAGATGCTGTTGCAGCCATAGGTTTTATGACAAGGTTAAATATTGACTCCGGTATCTGCGCAAACTCATCAGCAGCTATTACATGGAACCTCTCACCCCTGATCTTACCACCGTCATTGCCTAGAGGTATAGCAGCTATTCGTGTTCCAGAATACCTACCAGCTGGTTTAAATTTTAATAAACACATATCAGTTCCGTTTATAGGTTTTCTTTCAGAAGCTTGCTGTAGTATAGATGACATCTGATATATTCTATCTACTTCGTTAAATATTGTTTTAGCTTGTCTAAAAGAACTACCTATTAGGCCTACCCTCTTCCCTGGGTATAATAATACCATAAGACAAGCATTTACAGCTTGAAGAAAACTGTTATGTGTAACTATGTAGTCCTTGGTTATATATGTATTATCGTCATTATCTACCTTTATACATTTACCGTCTTTTATACCAACATATACAACATCTACAATGTCTATAGTGGTTTTAGTTAGAACTAGATCTGAGATACTATCTATTCCATTGATAGTATTTATAAATAGCTTAACACTGTAGTTTCTTCTTTTACATACAATACCTAAAGATCTTGATACGGTAGTTATATAATCTAATAACTCATTATCATAACTAACAACTTTAACACCATTACTAATGTTAGACACTTCTGCTGTTTCATTATCTAACAACCCTTTTAATAATTGGAATCTTGAGTCTATCGAAGAGTATATATACTCGTCTGATATACTATGAGCTACTTGATTTTCCATCAACATGTTGTAGAGTTCAGCATGTCTGGTTATACTACCATTTACTACATCGTAACCTTCAGGTAGCAATCTGGAAATATTACTATTTACTTTTATACCATCACCTTCATAAGAATAGTTAAAAAGCATCCCAACTATATATGGATGTATCTGGTGATTATCTGTGCTTTCATCATTAGCTATAGGTTTGTTTGTAGGTATGCAGTATCTATAATGTTTGTTAAACATAGTTTTGGTAAGTATATCAGAAGTATCTCTAACACACCAACTTTGACTATCTGAATACTTATCTTTTACTTTCCATAAATGATCCTCACAACATTCTATTTCCCTTCCGTCTTCTAATACTACTTTAAAAAACCTCAACCCTTTCAATAGGTTAGACACCATTACTACCTTACTTAGCTTACCATCACTACCATAAACAAAATCACCAGTACTAATATCTCTTATTCTTTTCCAGCCATTTTTAACCCTGATTACCTCATCTAGATTTAAAGCTTTTCCGCAGCCACGCCCAGCCACCAGGATGCAGTAGTTTTTAAACCACATATCGTTTAGTATAAATGCTTGTATAGGAGCTAACTCTACACCTAATAGCTCATAGGCAGCTACTACTGGGTTTTCTCTGTAAAATTTAAGTAATTTAAAGGCCATAGCCTTTATAGCTTTAGTATATTCCCTCATAGTCCAGAATCAATATCCTTAGTGTTACCCTCAAACCCTGAATCAGCCAACACCTTTTTACCTTCACGTATTTGTTTTCTTTCCTCTTTGGCTTTTCTAGCAAGTCTCTCCTCGTCGTACTGAGCTGCAATATCTAAAATAGTTATACCTACTTTAGAAGCGTCTTTCAATCTGTCTTTACGTCTAGTAACCAGTGACTCTTTTAA